TATTAAGAGCAAACAAAGTAGAGACTACCAACCGGGTGACGTGTTTCGGTGCATTGCTGCTCGCGACAGGGCGGACTTCTTTATGCTAATTGTGCATCATGAAGAAGCATTACCGCCTATAGGTGATGTCCAATCTTACAAGCGTTGGTATGGCCTTGTTCATTTGTCCTATGGCTCAATGTTTTATGACAAAAGAATAAAAGAAAGCAGTGACGATGAGTTTAGTACGCCAAGCCTTGACGTTCTTTTTAACGCGTTGAATAGCCGCTATGACTTTGTCGAAAAGGTCGACTTTTACGGCAGCCAAGAGAAACCGGTGGAAGACTAATGGCCGGCGCTAAGTACTTATCGGACGCTCCATATCTAAAATTTATACCCGGAATAGTTGAGATAACTAATACTTGGCAGGAAGCGAAACGGTTTAACATCAAGACCTTGCAAGACGAAGTCGTAGAAACGTACTGCTTGACTGAGCTAAAAATTGACAACGAAACCAACTATAAGCTTGCTAGGACATATCTTGAATGGGACGAGCAGTTATACGTTACCAGCGCACATGCGACCTACTATTTCAGCAATAAGCCATCGGAGTACTATATCTCATTTATAGATCAAACGACGAAGGAGAGAAAAAATGAAACTAATTAATCAAAAGAAGACAAAGATGTTTCTTGGTGCAGATCGAGAAGAGCTGACAAAGCATATCAATGAGTTCATTGAAGACAAGAACGTTGTAGACATCAAGTTTGGTATGGATGAAGGATACTTGATTATTTACGAGGCATAGCAAATGAACTGGATGACTAAACTAGCTGAACTGAAATACTGGGAGGAAGTAATCGGCGTTGTAATTGTTTCATTTGTCATTGCTTATGGCATTGTGACACTATTCTGTGAGCGAATTCTCCCATGGATTAAGAGAAAGAAAAAGTAATGAAAATAATCAAGCAAATAAAATCGGTTGATGGCCTAGTTAACCGGCAGTTATATCGGATAAGTGACGTGCCTGTTCCGTTGATGTTCAGTGAACTTAAACCGATAACGCCAAAGCCAGGATACTGGACAATTAATCAGTGCCCATATGCTGCTTTCATAATTCCCGCTACTGGTGAAGCGGCAATTATGAAAAAAGATCGATATGAGCTTTGGGAAGAACTAAAGAAAAATGACTTTTCAGTTTTTGAGGAGAAATAAATGACTTGGAATTTTAAAGAACATCCTGTAGATGGTCAAAAGTGGCCAGTTAATAAGGTTAAAGAAACAATCTTATCAAAAAGTAATTATCACAGTTATAACAACTCATACCATCAAGATCGATCCGAGGGCGTCCTAATTCGCTTCACAGACGGCTCTACTTTTACGACAAAGGAATTAACCGTAAAGGAACTTAACGACGCTATAGAGGACGCTGTGCACGGTGAAGATGGTAATTGGCTCTACTTAAAAGGTGGAGGCGCAATCAACTTAACTCAAATTATCCGTTATCAGCCATTTAACTTTGAAAAGAGGAAAAGACATGAACCAAAGCCAAGATACGACAATTACCGGAACAATCGATACCGTCGAGAAAGTTCTGAGAACGATAACTGGTCAGAAATTAAGTATTGATATGGTAAAGCTGTCCAAAGGCAGCAATAAGATTGTGATTACTTGCGATAAGCCAGCCAAGCAGACCAGGTTTATCCGGCAGCTAAAAATTGATGATGGAGGTGTATTACATGCCATGGGATCAGTTTAAAGAAAAGTTCAAAACTGTTGAGTACGATAGCGGGTACGGTGGCCAAGGGCTTGCTAGTGACCTAATCGTTTTCTTGAAAGACGGCTGCTGGCTAGAGCGTCATGAGTATGACGGTGCCGAATGGTGGGAACTAAAAGGTAAGATTGTCAAAAACGTTCAAGGCAAGCCTTTTAAGGTGATTCAGGATGAACTTAGATGGGATATTTTGAAAGAAATGAACAAGGGAATATAGCGATGAAATTTGATGTGGACTACAAGATTGATAATGGAAAGAACTTACAGAAAATGCACACGCGGATTAATACAAGTGATTTCCCTACTGAGGAGGAATTAAGACATAGTTTCAATGGCTTAGCATTCAAAGTCGTTGAGCAACAAAAGAAGTTTAAGCGGAAGTGCTTTGCTCAAAATTTTGTTCAATTAAATCCAAAGATCGGTAATGTTATTGCTATTGCACAAGCGGATTCATGTGATGATTGTGCGATTTTAATTACTGGTAAAAGATGGGAAAACATAACTTGCTGGGTTGGAGTTGATCTTAGTGACGGCCATTTCTATGATGGTGCGTTTAACTTAGAAGACTTAGCAAATCAAATTTACGATACTCGTAAAGGCCTAAAGCCGATGATGCAAAAGTACATCAGTGTATATGCGTATACGAGTTCTAATTACTAATTCGCAGATGGAGGCATTTATGCTGAAATTTGTTGAACTTATATGTATTGCAATGATGGTCTGTGTTGCTGCTTACGCAATTAACATGATCGTGATGGTTTGGAAGGACTGGCGGCATCATTGCAAATCAAAGTAGGTCAAACAATCACGGATGGGAAAAGAGTTTTTGTATTAGACAAAGACTTAACTTACCGTGAATTAAAGTATGCCAAGCCTTTCCGAGCTAACATTTTTGTTAACTCAGAAGAGTTAAGCAAGCTGGTTAGATATTAGGAGTAACAATGGAAAAGTCAAACGCAAGAACCGAAATTAAAATTAGCGAAATCAAGAAAAACCTAGCAGTTATTTATAATTTGCTTGCCGGTACGCCAACTTTATACGGCGTTCTGGTATCAGATAAAACAGTAATTAATGCAATTGGAGGAGAGATTGAAAAGATTAGACAATTACTCGGTCTGTCTGATCAAGCTTTTTCTGATTATCTCAACTCAATTCAATGGAATGAAAATGATCCAGAACAAATTGAGTTGACAAATGTTTTGGTTCAAGCAAATCAAGAAGGAATAATCAGTATTTCAAACAAGTAGGTATAGATGGTGTATATCCGCATTGAGGAAGCTTGTAAGCGCAAAAAAATTAACCTTGGTAGATTTATCCAAGCTGAGTGGAATTAGCACTAGAAGCTTAGAATGGTACGTCAAGCAAGAACGTCAGCCCTCACTTGAAAGAGTGGAGAAGCTGGCAAAGGCATTAGAAGTTAGTCCCGCATGGCTAGTTTCTTGGAAGGATTGATAAAGAATGGCAGGAGTTGTAGCAGTGAGTTTAGCAGACCGCGAAATTGATGAGTACGAAACAATAAAAAACGTTAATAAATTGCTTACTAAGGACTTTGATAGATATTTAAACTTTAGTGGCAGTCATCGTACAGATCTGTCAAGCCCCATGTTAGACCCCACAGGTGCTTCTAGTCATGGTGGGGTTAATCATACTGAGGAGCAATTAGTAAACGGCACAGCAGCTGCTAATTGCGTCAGTGCGATTTCAGACGCTATCAACGACTGCGACAAAAGTCCTGACAATCCGCATGCACTGTTTCTATATTATCGTTACGTCAAAAAGATGACGACAACCGCTATTGGTAACGCTCTTGGTTTTCAAGATGCTCAGTACTACCGTTTGCGCAAAGACTCGATGCTGGAATTTGCACAGCGAATGGAAATCTGGAAGAAGCGTAATCATGCTACGGATATACGAGAATTAATTGTTTGGAAAGACAATTCTGAATGATAGTTTTTTGATAGATTTCTGGTAGAAATTTGATAGTTTTTTGATAGGTTGTTGATAGTACTTACAGGGTATTATGGTATTGTCGAAAGATTAAGGGGAAGCAGTCTTTCGGCAGTCTCTACACTTTCAAAGAACTTAATAATCTAAACAATTTTTTCATTTAACTAATTCTTCAAACAAAGTAGTGGCAGCTGGCGCTTTAAATCGGGTTCGATTCCCGGTGCTGCTGTAGTCTGCGATGACACTGACGGCTTTAAAAGAGTTTGAGCGCTAGGTCAGCGAGCGGACAGAGATGTCTTTTGATCTCAAACAGTGAGCCGTCCAAGCTATGGACGGTACTATGATGTAAGCCAAGGTGGTGAAAGATCAGCCTTGATCTTTTGAAGGTTCAATTCCTTCTTACGTCTTAGGAGGGTCCCGTGTTAATTGGCCTCCTGAGTAGTCTTATATCAGGTAAAGATGTCAATAATTCATAAGAGTGAAATACTTGCGTCTTGTCTTGTACAGTTGAAAGCATCTGGAACGCGATATACGGGCAGGTTCGAATCCTGTACTACTCATAAGTAGTTAATGTGCGTACTACCTACAATTTTTAATATAGTAGTCAACTAACTTATTGATGATTTTGACGCGTTTGTGCACCCGCGGGGGTTTGAATCCCTTACTACTTAATAAGCAAAACTTGTTCTGTACGTAGTGGTAATGTTTGTGTGAGCGAGTTTTGCTGCTGAACAACTAGCTCAATGCGTAGAGCAGCACTAATTTTCCGGGACAGTGCGATATAAGTTCGAATCTTATGCTGTTCATTGCCGTTAGTAATAATGGCATTACTTGTTAACTCTTTTTATTATTTCTCTGATAAATGATTTTTTTAATAGTCACTTTTGTGACTATACAGGGTTGTGGCCAAAATGGTAAGGCAACGGACTTTGATTCCGTAAAGTGCTGGTTCGAGTCCAGCTAATCCTATTGCCGGTTATCCGGTATTGCAGAAGCGTGTGTATGTAGCTTTAACAAGCTCACGCCAATCAATCTTAATTTGTCAGCGACGTCCTGTTGGGATACTGACAGGATTTCAAACATGCCAAAGGGTAGTATCTTTGGTAGACCTTGAACCCTTGGTAAAAGGTGGCGAGAATTGATTGAGAAAGCATTAGATTATCAATAAGGCAGGCACAAAGTCAGCGGGACTACAATTGCGAAGCTTGGTTTGGTACAAGTGGAACAGTCTCAGCCAAGTCTGGAAGGCATTCCGGACGAACCAAAGAGATAAACGCACCTCAAAGTCACTGGCTCACGTTGACCCGTAGAAATACGGCTATAACTGATACGTACCGTACAAGTAGCCTAAAACGTGTATGACCATTGCAATTAATGTGGAAATAATCGCAACCGTTAGGTGAAAGTTGAAGGATAAATCCTTCCGGTGGCAAAACTGGGCAAGAGATAAGAAGTCGCTCTTCTTATTGCGACTTGCCTAGATCCGTGGCTGAATAATTGACGATTTAACAAGTTTAAGTGGCTAATAACCACCTGCAACATGTGGAAGTAGCTCAGTTGGTAGAGCCGTAGTGTCGTGGGTTCGAGTCCCAACTTCCGCATAGTGGACGTTAAGCGATCCCGAACTTTTTCAGCGAAAAGAAATTATTGTTATATTTGCTGTTTAGACCGTCCACTAATGGGTCTTTGGCCTAACGGTACAAGGCAACGCCCTTTTAAGGCGTGAGATGATGGTTCAAATCCATCAAAACCCATCGAGGGCATTCCTCCCTCACAAGCAAGCAAAAGTCATTAAAACCTTCGTTATGTTTTCATAAAAGCGATGCTTGCTTTATAGGTTCATAAGCTAATGGTAAACGGAAAGTCCCCAAAACTTTTTATCTAGGTTCGAATCCTGGTGAACCTGTTGGGTGTTGAGTAACTATTCTAGATATGTGAAATTAACACCTAGGTGCGGTGGCTTATGCAAGTGGTTAAAGCAAACAGCCCATAAAGCTGCTACCTTTTGGGTTTCGGAAGTTCAAATCTTTCAGCCACCATTCGGGGTCGCTCGTATACCTCGTGACTAGGGATAGTAGTAATACGAGCTTGACATGGTGTAGCAAGCCATGTGACGCTATGGCAGTGTAGTGAAGTGGAAACACAGTAAGTTGCAACCCTACAATCACTGGTTCAAATCCAGTTACTGCCTTATTAATTCTTAATAGCTAGAGTCATTAAAGACCGGTGCTGTACATATCGTGTACGGTACCGGCCTTTTTTGCGTTATAAAGGAGTTTTTATGGTCTTAGTTGACGTAGAAAACGAACTAAAAGAAGCAAAAAACAAACGCGATAAGTTGAAAAAGCGATTGCGTGAGAATCAAGCTGACATTTCTGATGAGCAATGGCTAATAATGCACCGACAGGTTCATGCTATGGATCGTTATATTAGTTGCCTAATCGCTAGAGTTAAGGAGTTTAAAAATGAGTAGTAACATTGCTGCACGAGTTTTATTAGATCAAACACTGCGCGAAATTGAAGAAAAGCGAAATCAGGAAGCTGAAAAGGAAGAAGAAATTCCTCATTCAACTGATTGTATGACGGTTATGCAAGCCCCCAAAGGTAATCTTGTAGTAACTCGAAAGTAGGCTTGATTATGCGGCTTTTTAGAAATATTAAACAAAAATTCTGCAAACATTATTTTATTTATGACGCAGAAGATACTGATGTTGATAATACCAACACCATCCGGCATCCGGCGTTTAAATGCTACAGGTGCGGTCTAGTTCTTCATTACGATAATGACATTGTTATGAGTGCTGCGCTTGATAACACAGCTTTAAAAGATGCTGAAATTCAGCATAAATATTGGGATTTACTAAGAAAGACTAACCCTGGTAGATATGCCAAAGAAAAACGAAAAGAGAACAAATGAAAATTAAACATTTAGCGATGATTGCATTGGCGAGTTCAGCATTGCTACTGGGTGGGTGTTCCGCTCAAAATGCTTTTGAAGCAAAGCCACATGCAGCTGAAAAGACAACTGATCCAGATGCTGAATTTAAAGATCGTCTTAACTTAACTTTTTCTGCTAATTTCAATGATATAAGCTCACGTATTATCACTGACCCTAAAACAGGGATTGAGTATGTTGAGGTTTATTTTGATAGGGGAAAAGCTGGCGGCGTATCAATTACGCCGAGATTACGGCACGATGGGAAGCCATATATTAACCCTAGATGGAAAAAGAAATGAAGAAGATTAAACATAAACATCCAGCAAAGAAGATTAAACATTCAGGAATGAACTTAATGCCAGTAACTACCGAAACAAAAATCAATATCAAAATTAAAGTTGTTGTGCCTACTTACACGCCGGATCAATTATGTGAGATGAAGCTGGTTAGTTTATAGAGAGGGAGGTGATGCCTGTTTTGAAAAAGAAAAAGAAGGCAAAAAAGAAGCTTACTGCTAAGCAGAAGTTGTTTGCTGACAATTACATCAAAACTCGCAACGCCACCCAAGCTGCGCTTGACGCTGGTTATTCCAAAAAGACTGCGTATTCAATTGGTAACGCTAACTTAGACAAGCTAGAAATTAAAGCTTATATCGAAAAGCGTATGAAAAAGATTGAAGATCACAAAATTATGGATGCCAAGGAAGCTTTAGAGCTTCTGACAGCCATTGCGCGCGGCGAAACTAAGACTAAGCAAGTCTTTAAGTATAAGGATCAAACTTGGATTGAAGACATACCACCAAGTTATGTCGATATGATGAACGCTGCAAAGGAAATCCTTAAGTGCTACCCACTTAGTGAGCTTGATAAAGCCGAGATTAAGAAGGCACAAGCGGAAGCTATCAAAGCTGAAACAGAAGCCAAGCTTGCTCAACAGCAAATTGATGATCATGACACTGCAAGTGGTGTGGTTGTTAATGCTCTTAAGGATATGCCAAAGGAAGAAATCATTAAGTTGGCTCGGAAAATAGGGAGTGAACAGAATGCACGGAACACCAGTCAACGTGGATCTTAGTCCCACGATTAAAGAGGGCGTTCAAAGACTTGCCGTTGAATTAGACTATGAATCTTATTTTTTGCTGACTAATCCAGAAGCACAAGCTTATCGGCATACCGATTATATTTGTAGTTTGATTCAAAAAATTGTTGATGGTGAACAACACTTCTATATCGTGGAACTTCCGCCGCAACACGGTAAGTCAATGACAATCACTGAAACACTTCCAAGTTATTACTTGTTAAAACACCCAGAAAAAAGGGTACTGGTTTCAGCATACGGTCAAGGCTTGTACTCACAGTTTGCAGAATCTAACCGACAAAAAGCTGTTAGATATGCCGATTGGTTTGGTTTGAAACTTGGTAAAAATACAGCTGAAAAATTTACTATTGCAGGACATCGCGGTGAAGCATTCTTTACTTCAATTCTAGGTTCTGCGACTGGTCACTCAGCTGACTTGCTGATAATCGACGACCCTATCAAGGACGCAGAAGAAGCAGCATCTCCAACAATTAAGCAAAAGATCTGGGAAGAATGGACTAAGACCTTCTCAACTCGATTGCAGGATAACAGCTCTGTAATTGTGATTATGACACGTTGGCAGACTGATGACTTGGCCGGAAGACTGCTGCAAAGTATGTCCCGTCCATGGGAAGAGATCAAGTTACCGGCAATTTCAACCGGCTTAGCGCCAGGTGAAGTTGATGCAATTGGTCGTCATAATGGTGAAGCTTTGTGCCCTGAACTTCACTCACTAAAGGACTTAAAGATTCAAAAGCGAGAAATGGGTTCCAAGGGCTTCCAAGCTCTTTACCAACAAAGCCCTACACTTGATGACGGTAACATTTTTAAACGCGAGTGGGTACGCTATTACGTCCCAGATCGAGCCACAATGGTTAAACTCGGCTTAACTGAAAAAGAAGTCAAGATTAGACCACGACACATGCAAGAATGGTGCCAAGGTTGGGACGCAACGTTTAAATCTAAAGAAAATGACGACTTTGTGGCTGGCCAAGTTTGGGCTAGACGTGGTGCTGACATGTTCTTGATGCCAGGTTGGTGTCATAAGCGATTAAGCTTTACCGAAACGCTGGAAGCTATCCGTCAAATGAGCATACGTTATCCACAGGCTAGAGCTAAATTAGTGGAAGATAAAGCCAATGGTCCAGCGATCATTGACACTTTGAAACGCCAAATTCCAGGCATGATTTCGGTTAGTCCTGGCTCTGACAGTAAGGAAGCTAGAGCGGCATCAATCAGTCCAATTTGGGAATCCGGCAACGTCTATGTGCCACACCCGTTGTGGCATCCGGAAGTTGAAGACTATCTTGAAGAAATCTTTGGTTTCCCAAACATGCCACATGACGATAGTGTTGACTCGATGGTTTATTGCATTAGACGTCTATCTCGTCATAAGGCTCAACCAATTAGGGTATTTAAATTTTAAGGAAGGAGGCAGCAAATGGGAATTTTTAACCGTAAAGATCAGAAAAAATCCAAGCGTAGAATACCGCCAACATCTTTTAAGATGAACGGCTACCGCGAGGATTTTATGGATTATGAATCTAAATTAGCTGGCCAGCCTCAGAGGTTCGGTGATACACAGCCAATTTATACATCTTTAATGGCAATTCAAGATTACGACCTGTTAAACAACATTTATCACAAGAACGGGATTGCGCATAAAGTTGTAAGTAAGCCCGCAGAAGACGCCACTAGAAACGGTTGGCGGATTATTATTCCATCCGATCCTAAAAAACAAGCTCAATATCAGAAAGCTCTTGACGATTTAGATTTAAAACGAATCTTATGTCAAGAGCTTATTTATTATCGTTTGCACGGTGATGGTTATATTACATACGGCATCTATGCACCAACATTAGACAACTCGACAAACGTTCCGCTTGATCCTGCTAACCAAGTGATCAGCAATGTTGCGTTTGTACATGCCTTTGGCCAAAACCACGTTGAAAAGTTGATTGCCAACAGTGATCCAACAAGCTTGGATTACATGAAAGAGGCAGCGGTTGTGATTACTGATACCCAACCAGGGGATAAGGTTGACAGCCAAGGTAACATTCAATCTGGCAGTTTAAGTGAGCAAACTAAAAATATCGTAATTGATAAATCACGATACAGTCACATTTCACTGGATAAGCTGGAAGACGATGGCACTGGGGTTTCAATCCTAACTCGTTGTTGGGATCAAATTCATACGCTAGATACAGCGTTGTATTCCGTTGGTAAGATCCTCTACGCATATGTAGTCAATGTTTTAACCGATGATGGTGCGGCTGATTCAATAGATTTTGACGCAACCGATCCTTTAACCAAACAAGAATTTAAAGAACAAAATAAAGCTCTGTCACAAGATATGGGAACTGACGCAGTTCTCAATTTACACACTGGACAAAGTTTTGAGCGTCACGCAGTCAGTGTATCTGGTATTGATAATTTGTTGCTATTTGCTTGGCAACAATTAGCTGCTGCTTCCAATATCCCAAAATCAGTTTTACTCGGTGAACAAGCCGGAACTTTAGCAGGTGCCACCACTGATGTGGCCAACTACTATGATGGTGTGAAAGCCATGCAAGAAGAACTGCTGAGACCGCAATTAGAACGCATCATTCAACTTTTGATGTGGTCAACTGATGTTGCGGACGGCTCAGAAGCTCCTGACAGCATTGAGTGGAAACTTGAATTTAATCCGCTTTGGAGTCCTGATGCTAAGACAATGTCAGAAATTAATTACACTGACACACAAGCAGAGGTTTTGAAGGTTAATTCTGGAATTGAGGATACCGATGAAGCCTTGCAGAATTTGGCTAGCCAGAATAACAATTTGAGTCAATCGATGGAAAATAAGACCGACTCAGTTGATGAAATTAGTCTTGAAGATGCTGAACGTATCATGAAGACTTTGAAAGAAGGTATCAGACGTGCCCAAAACAAGAGTACCCACTAGATACCCACGCAAGTTAGAAGAACAATATGCTAAAAATATCAAAAGGCTAGTACGTGACTGGGATCGTGGCGCCAAAGTGTACGCTAAGTTTTATTTAAAGCGCTACGTCAAAGGCGGTACTCAGTTAAAGCTTGATGACGCAACTGATGATCCTAATTGGTTTGACCATTTAAATCAGCAATTGCAGCTCATGGCTTTTAGTATGGAACAAGCATCCAACAGCCAAGACGTTAACCGTATTGCAACTAAGTTTGTCAAAGCGATTAATCAGTTTAGTTACAACAACGTCAAAGCACAGGCTGCAATTGTTGGCATTGATCCAATTAGTGATAATCCGGTTTTACGCAATTTTGTTAAAAGCAGGATTGCGGAAAATGTATCACTGATTGAGTCGATGCGATCGCAGTATTTGCATTCACTAGAAAAGGATATTTACCGTTCTATCACTAAAGGTGGCGGTATTACTAGTATTACAGATGCAATTACTAATCGTACCGGCATGGCGCGCAGGCATGCTGATTTAATTGCCAACGATCAAACCGGTACGATTATTAGTCAGCTCAACTCTTACAGAGCTAAGAGCGCAGGAGCTGAAAAGTATCTATGGCGCTCGATGGAAGACCGCAGAGTGCGGCCAAAACATCGAGAGCTAGATGGAAAACATTTTAAATACGATGACGCCAACGGCGGTGATGATGGCCAACTCCCAGGAGAGCCAATCCGCTGTCGTTGTGTTGCTGAACCAATCTTTTAGCACGTCAATCACTTATATGTAGTGGTTGACGTGCTTTTTTGCGTTTAAGGAGGTTTAAAAATGGCAGAACAACCAACACAACCGGTAGTAGTAACTAAGCCCACTGAACCAATTCAAGTGACTTTACCTACTTCTCCCGTAGCAAAGGAGGTGAAGAAACCGGTGGCAAATGAAGAAAAAACTAAAGCTCAAAAGAAAGAACAGTCAATCTATGATCATTGCATTAAGCATACTGTCAAGCCTGGCGAAACGTTGTTAGACATCGCGCAAGAACACGTGGTGGCACTCCAACAATTACGTTATTTCAATCACTTGGACAAGCAAGATCCAAAGATTAAGGTTGGTCAAGTTCTTTATATTCCATTCAAGCCAAGCTATGTGCCATACGGTGAATAGTTATGGCTGTAGTACAACGATTTGATTACGATTCCGTGCCGATCCGTGACGCCAAAATTGACGAACAGACCGGCTTTTTGTACGTGAAAAGAGTTCCGATCGCACAAGCGATGGTACAAACCTACTACAAGGCAGACGGGACAGAAACGCAGGAAGCCAAGCTCCCTAAATACATTTTGTCTGACGCGACTGTAGCAAGTGCTAATGACAAGCCTGTTACTAATGATCACCCAGGTGTCTTAGTAACCAAGGACAACTCACAAGAGTACATGCGAGGTTTTACCACGTCTAACGCCCACGTTGAGGGCAATGTCTTATATAACGATGTCGCTATTACTGACGCGGGGCTAATTAATGCGATTAAAAACGGTAAAAAGGAGCTTTCAATCGGATTTGAAACCGAGGTAGTGCCTGAAAAAGGTGAGTACAACGGCGTCAAATACGATCACGTCCAGAAAAACATCAAAATCAATCACTTGGCTGTTGTCCAACGTGGTCGGGCTGGTCACTCAGTCCGTTTAGTTGGCGACAGCGCAGATAACATCGCACCAAGCAATAAAAAGGGGAAAGGAAAATCTATGGAAACTAAAGTAGTACGCGTTGACGGTGATCAAGACATTACCGTTGCAGCAGAAGATGTGGCCAAGATCACTAAGCTTGACGCAGCAAATTCTGATAAAGCCAAGCAAATTGCTGATCTTAAGGCCCAAAAGAAGGCTTTACAAGACAAGATCGATCAACTCCAAGGCAATTCCAAGTCAGCTGACGAAGCACAAGCTAAGGCTGACTCACTTGAAGCTGACAACAAGAAATTGAAAGAAGAAATCGAACAACTTAAAGGTGATGGCCTTGACCAACGTCTTGATTTGATCAACAAGGTCAAGACCTTAGTTGGTGACAGTGCTTATGACTATCATGGCAAGTCAGTTCGTGACATGAAGATTGACGCTGTCAAAGCCATTAAGGGCGACTCAATGGACTTTGAAGGCAAGTCTGACACTTATGTAGACGCAGCATTTGACATGCTTGAAACTCCAAAGTCAACTTCCGGTTATGCTGGACCAACTAAGAAGAACGACAGCATCAAGGAAGATGAAGCTAACCTATTCGCACTCCGTGACTCATCTTACGGAGTTACGACAGGAGGTGATAAGTAATGCCTATTGAAGATCCAACCCTCTACTCAAAGAGATTTATCGGTCCAGGTAGAATTGCCACCCTTGAACCTTACCGAGTAAATGTTGAAACTGCCGGTGCAGACATCAAGTTTGGTCAAGCAGTTGTCATTAAGAATGGCGTAGTTATTCCAGCTACTAAGGCACCTATTTACGGTATTGCCTTAAATCGTGACTGGACTAGCTCACTTGACTTCATCCAAAAAGAAATGGATCAAGACCACTACTCAAAGGGTCAAGCATTGGACGTCTTACGAGACGGGACAATTTCAGTCACTGTCAGTGCAGATGTTAACCGCGGTGAAAATGCCACAGTTGATGCTGACGGTAATTTCAAACCTGCAGGCGCTAGCGACAAAGTCGTTGGCGTCTTTTTAAGTGCAGCAAATAAGGATGAAGTAGCAAGATTGCAAACCCGTATCCAATTCGATCACGGCAATGCTGATGACGATACTGCTAACAACCCATCACCTGCACCATCAACTAAGCAAGAAACGCCAAAGCCTGATACTTCAAACCAATCAGGTAACCAAGGCGGTTCAGGTAGCAATAAATAGAAAGGGGACTATGAATGCCTAATACCGCAACCATTACGCAACGTGAATTAGTAACGATTGACAAGAAGATTTACGTTCCAAAGAAATTGCAATTAAACGGCCGTAATCTTTTTAATCCAATTGATTGTGGCCCATATGATGAAGCCTACGGCTACGATGTAGTTGAAACTTCTGGTGAAGCTCAAAGAAGTGGATTCAGAAACACCGATACACCAGTAGGTGACGAAACTAAGCATAGATTCTTCACTGGATTCACTTCATTCGAATTTGGTGTTGAATTTACCGACGATGAAGTAAATAGAGCTAGAGCAGTTGGCGATAGTAAATTTATCGATCGTAAGACTGATCAAGCTACTCGTACCATGTTGGAATACGAAAACCAAGTCATTTTTAACGGCCAGCCAGAAGATTACATCATTGGCTTAACTGAAAAGGCTGATAAGACCGGTTATGCACAATCAACTCCAACTACTAAGTTGAATGACATGACAACAGAACAACTTCTTAATTACTTTAAGAAAGTTTCTCACAAGATCACTGACTTGCACTTCAACGATCAAAAGCCACGTTTGTTAATTACTGACGCAGTTGAAGAATTGCTTGATGTACCATACAACGAGTACAACGCTGACAAGACTGTTGAAGAAATGATTAGCAAGTACTTCTCACGGATTGATGCAATCCCAGAAATGGAAGCTAAATACACTGGTCGTAATCTTGATATGGGTCTTGTCTTCTTAAACGATGACGAAACTGGCGGTATTCCATACGCTGAAAAGATTAACCGTATCTTGAATGAACACTTACACCGTCGCACTACTTACAAATACCGTGAAAAGTTCGGTGGCGTTGTAATTCGTTACTTGAATCACGTTGTTCAACTTAACGACTTGATCAAGCCTACACCAGCGGCTGACTAATCATGGTTACTGACATCGATGAAGTAACGCCAGCATTGGTCAGAACCATTGGCGGTGACACGTTTGATAAAAAGACCAGCGATGAAACGATTGCTGCTTTAATTGATCAAGCAAACTTAATCGCATTAACCGATAGTATGCCGGAAACAGCAACCATTAATAATAAGGTTCTGCCAATTGAAAAGATGGCCACGTTATATATGACACTGCACTTGGCGTCAGTCATTGGCAAATCTGGACGAGGCATCACCGCAGAAAAAGTTGATGTCTTGGAGCGTCACTATGCTGACACAACTAGTAAGGGCTGGCTCAATTCTTCAAGATGGGGCTTGCTTTATCTCTGGCTGTATCGCAGATTCGGTGACGGTCAAACGCCAAGAATGGCGGTGATTCCTCATTAGACGTGAAGGATCACATCCTAATTTCGCTAAGATGGCCAAGGAATTTGACAAGCTTAATCATTGGCAAGTCGCAGTTGGCTTCTTTGGTGAAGATGACGCAAAGCTTCTAATGATCGTTCGTGCCAATGAATACGGCATAACGATAAAGCCAAAACCAGGCAATAAGACTGGTTACCTCATGGTTCCTTTCAAGGGTGATGATGGTAAGCAACACTTCTATAAGCTTAAAGAGACTGTTATTCCTGCCAGACCGTTCATTGAGAACGCTTGGAACGATAACAAGCATAAGTATAAGAAGATGATTGGCGACGGCTTAGATGGCATTTTTCGTGGCAAAGATACGGCCATGAAGTTGCTTAATCGATTAGGAGTTGAAAGCGTCAAGGATATTCAAGAGAGTGCAGTTCAACTCAGAGAACCGAAAAACGCCCCACTCACGGTAGCAAATAAAGGATCAGATAACCCTTTAGTAGATACCGGTGAGTTAGAGCGGAAAGTTACATACAAGATTATTCCAGGTTAGGAGGATTTGACATGAGCTTTTTTATGGACGTTTCGGACATGTTAGATGACTTTGGCACCGATATTAAGGTGTGGAGGGCATTTGATCAGCCGCAGGTAGCATATCCAGGTGGACCGACAGTTGATGTTGATTTATCTGATGAAAATGCTGAAAAGCGTCATGAACCTGTTCTACCCCTCAATTCAAACTCCTCGCTTGGAAGAAAGCTGATTGCTGGCGGTGGAAAACTAGAAGGAACATTGGTCTGGTACTCAACAGATCACTACCCAACAGGGACGGTGGTTGAAATACCTGACCAGTTCGGTAAGTACAAAGTAACGCAATACAGTAACTTCAATCCGTATTCGCATTTCTTTGAGTACGTACTAGAAGGAGACGATCAAGATGGCATTGGAGAATAGCTCACGGCCCAAGTTAACTAAAAATTACTTGATCGTTTTTATTTTGGCCAAAATCGTTGATCAGTTGTTTAAGTGTCCGTTTTTGCCTGTGCAAAATTCAGGACGACAAACCAAGTATCCGTTTTTTACTTATCAGATGATCGATGCTCACAAGTACTCAACTGGTGATAATCGACCAGATCAGTTCTACTGCCGGTTTCAGCTAGACTGCCATGCTGTTGACCAATTCGAGGCTAATGACATGGCAGGCGACTTGCTTGACGCTCTGGCCAACCGTAGAGGTTTCCGCCACTGGTTTGAGCAAGTAAACGTTGTCCCGCAGTTAGCAGAAGGAAATCGATCAGACATTAGAAACCATACGTTATTGCAAGGTATTAACTACGACAATGACTATGGTTTTTATTTTGATTTTCTAATTAGTCATGCTGACACGGTTTATCAGGCAAGCGATCTTAACTTTGAATTTGATGAATCTGACATCGGATCAATTAAGACGCAAGGATCTGTCGGTAAACACTTTATCGACATTAACAATATCAAAAAGGAGGAAATTTAATGATCCCTATGGCAGATGGCAAAGTTGTCGGTCCATTTGAGCATACTCGTGATGTTAACGTCATTATGACTGTAGTTCATCCACGTCCAGTGATTGGACTTGGCAATTTGCTTATCTTAAATCTAGCAGAAGCAGCAACTTTGAATAAGACAAAGCCTAAAGATGTAGCACCAGCTAGCGCCGATGACACACCACAAGGCAGTCAACCAAAGAATAATGATTCTACTAACACACAAGCTGGTAGTAACGATCAAGGTTCTGCTCCAAAGAGTAGAGCCTTTTCTAATGTCCTTAGCAACTCAGATCGCATGAACGGCTTGCTGCTTAGAAAAGTTGATACAGCTACAGGTTCTATGTATCGCGAATACAGCAACCTAGACGCTGTAGAAGTTGATTATGCAAAGGGTACGCCAGTTTACAAGAAAGCAGCTGCTTACTTTGCACAAGATAACCACTCAGATCGTGTGGCTGTCCTCGATTATCCAAAGGATAAGTTGGAAGATTCATTGAAAAACTTCTGGACTTTTAACTGGACATTTGCAATTTTCAGCGAGAACAAGTTCTCAGATGAAACTGTTCTTGCATCAAACATTTTTGAAGCTAACCAAGATCACTTCTTAGTGCTTCAAACTGATGATTTGGGTACGTTTAACCCTTACTATGGCCAAAACTTCACTATTGGCTTGGATCACGACTTAGATGAGCCAATGGATGCCGCTTTTGTCGGCGCTATTGCTACTTTGCCGGTTGGTTCAACCACTTGGAAGTTTAAGGCTTTAAAGGGCATTACACCTGATGAAGTAACCGTTGCTGAACGTGCCGGAATGGATAGTGCTCATACTATCGGTTACATCATTTCAGATGGTCGTCCAGAAACGAGTGAAGGCTTCACTTTATCCGGCGAATACATTGACCTTTTGCACGGTGAAATTTGGGTCAAGACCTACGTTGGTTCTGACTTGGTTGACTTGCTCCACAAGAACAACAAGATTCCATACGACGCAGAAGGTATCCGGATGATTAAGAGCACGATTGAATCTCGTCTGCTTGACGCATACAACCGTGGAATTATCCAAGAAATCGGTGAAACCGGTAAGGGTGATTATGTCGTTACTACTACTCCACGTGAAGAACAATCACTGCAAGACAAGTCCAAACGTCACTACGGTGGTGCCAGCTTTACTTACCATGCAAGTTCAGCAATCCACACCATCACTGTTAATGGTGTCGTTAACTCAGACACCATCATGTCTTAGTAAGAAAGGAGTTGTAGTAAATGGCTTCACCATATAATTCAGCCAAAACTGGTTACATGGACAGTTACAATGCTGCTCATGCCAAAGTTATGATCAACGGTATTCCAGTTTATGGGTTTGGCCAAGATGACATGGTTAGTGTGTCATTCTCACAAGACCGTCAATCATTTAGTCAAGACCCACAAGGTACCGGTGTTAGATCAATTAACAACAAGACTGGTGCAACAATCACTGTTAATCTCAGTGTCATGTCACCAGCTCGTAAGATGATGACTGCGTTACTTAACAACACGGAGGAATTTAAGTTCGACTTTGCCGATGACTCAGTACACTTCTACTCAAATTACTGCTTCATCAACAAGTCACCTGACTACCAAGCTGGTAACACTGCTGGTAACCGTGCATGGGCTATCACAGCCATCAACTTAATGGAAGACTCTGTCGGCGGTAACGATTATTAGTTGACAGTTTTAGCGACAGATTTATGAGTAAGGAGAATCAACATTATGGAAAATAACGAAAACGTAAACAACAAGAACGATCAAAAGGATCAAAACAAGGTAACTGACATTAAGGACAAGCAAGATCAATCAGTTCAAGAAATTGAACAACGTCCAAACTTCAATCCAACTGACATTGAAGGTCAGAACAAATTAACTGACTGGATTGAAGGTTTGGCTAAGAAGTCAGCAATCAAGAACCAAATGCTGTGCCAAAAAGTAGTCTTAATTGATGAAAATACGCCAAACATGTGGGCTATGTTGTTACACTTCCCTGGTGTTACAGAAGCTTCTGACATTCAGACCGATTCCATGAACGATGAAGGTGCTTTATCACTTGGTAAGTTATTTGCTAAAGCTGTTAAGGCTGGTGTTGTAGTTTCACCAAAGATCGATGATGTTGATACTTTCATTAACACTCATAAATCTGCTGGTAAAGCTGGTAACGAAATCTTTAATTTTCTTAACGCAGGGATTAACGGGGATCTCAAATAATCGAGAGAAACTAGAGATCAAACATAAGGCAGACGCGTTAGATCTGCCGGTTAGATTAGTCATGCACGGTATACCAGAAGACTGGATTTCAGAAGCAACGACTAAGCAGTTGTTAGTCTTATGGGAAATCGTTAAGCGTGATGAAAGATACAAAGCAGGTGTCACAGGACAAATGCTTATTGGTGATGATACGAAATAGAGGTGAAGCCTATCGAATAATCGATAAGCTTTTTTCTACGTAAAGTCAAGCATCATCGTATGTTTTGCTTTATTATTTTGTATAATTTAACGACTTAATTAAAATTGTGTCGATTTATTTTTAAACGAAAGTATGACAAATAAGCCTGCAAATCTATAATTTTTGTAAGCTTAGTTTTATAAT